GATTTTTGTGAAAGGATACGACACTAGGTTGAAATCCTTGTCCACAATCGAACCACGACATTCAGCAATGTACTCGTTCCATAGGTTGTCGTAAAACACCTTCTTCTTATACTTGAGTACATATATACCCGGTCCGGCCTCTTTCATGTTCACTAGGCCCGAAGTCTCTACGTACTTTTTTAATTCTTCTTTAAACATCTTCAACTCCGAAATGTTCATTAATCTCTGTCAAGGCTTGATCCAATGTGTCAAATTCACCATGTTTGTTGTTAATCATTTCGAATAACACACCTTTACATTCCCGAACAACCAACTCAACCAGATTCTCAGTATCAACTTGGAGTTTGCCTTTGCGATAGTAATAGATACCTGCATGTTTTGCGAGTTCTCTGATTCGTTCGTTCATTTCAAACTCCTACATACTTGCTTGCTTCGGCATGCAAACCAGCATCACAGCCAACAACAAACGCCTTTCTTCCAAGTAAGTCTTAGCGAAAGCAGGATCATGTTCCATGATACTCTTGCTGTTGGAGATCAAATCTGCCAACTTGATGGTCTGTGCCTCAGCAGGAGCCTCAGCAGTGTGAGCACGATCCATAGCCTTGCGAACAGCACGATTGCCGTCTTCGGGCTTTGACACATCAGTCAACCATCCAACAAGTGTAGCAATGTCGATGCCAAAAGCCATGTGGATATCAGTGAATGTACAACCAGTGTCTTCCACAACATCGTGCAACCAAGCGGCAGCAACCATGTCAGGAGTACTACCGGGAACACCTGCTACGATCTTGGCAACTTCAGCAGGGTGAACAATGTAGGGCTCGTTAGTGTACTTGCGCCTTTGTCCGACTGCGGCGTGAGCAGCCATAGCATAGACTTGTGCCTTACGCACAACGTCCATGCCACTTTGATCCATTGTGAAGTTTTCCATTTTATCGCTCCTTCAAACGCTTCATGATTGCAACGAACCAGTGCTCTTTGAGAACACGTTGGAACTCAAGTTCTGGATCATACTGACGACCAGTTTTTCTGCAAGTAACCAACATATCTAGCTCCTTTAATCAATCTAAGTATCTATTATACGCCCAAATTGAATTAAAGTCAACCTTTGAAAAGTAGTACTTTATACTACTCGAATTTCAGTGAACCCTTCAGCCTCGGTTGGCATTTGAAAACCACGGATCATGCTTTTCATAACCCCGTCTGGAATGTTCTTACCAGGACGACTTGCTAGTCGGCGTGACAACTCATCCTTGTCAGGTGTAGGGAATACAACCGCGACGTGTTCATAGTCTCGCAACATATTGAACTTACGAATACGGCTTTTCTCTGTCAGACTGGTTTGATCCCAAATGATGTCCTTACCTTGTTCACGGGCACGAACAACTTTTTCTGCCATCAACATGACAGCAGTAGGCATGTAGTCATCAAAGACTTGATTGTAGGTAGTACCACACTCTTTAGCATAGTCTTCTACGAACTCATCCGTAGAAACAACAACACAATCCTTGGTCCAGTCTTGATTCTTGATCCAAGTACTTTTGCCTGAGCCTGGCACTCCGATCAGTTGATAACACTTTGCCATTATTCTTCTCCTGTACAATAAGCAACTTTACACAACGTCCAGTCTTGTCGATAATCATTATCGTTAGTTGTGCTAGTTTGTATTACACAAACTAAAATTGCGATTAATAAAATCATTTCAGTGGTGAGACTTAATCTCACCTTTCAATGCGTCTTGAATCATCATGTCCAAGTTGCTAACAACTCGACCAGTAGCGTCAAACGCTACATCACGACAACGATACTTTTCCATGCCAGTCTTTGCACCATGAACGTGTCCATAGAAGTGAACACTACCACGATGCATTTGGTCCCATTCTAAAATAGGATAGTGCAACATAATCACAGTTGTGCCATCATGATTGTAGCGCAAATATTGATGAACCTCTTTGAACTCAGCACGGAAGCTAGGGTCGTTCAACAGTTTCCGATCATGGTTACCCTCAATCAGAATCTTAGTGCCGTTCAATCTACGCAAAATTGCTACTGCATCTTTGGCTGGCAAGAATGCAAAGTCACCAAGAATGAATGTTTCATCTTCTGGAGCAACATCACGGTTCCATTCACTAATCATTTGCTCACGCATGTGAGCCACATCAATGAAGCCTGCCCGTGTTACCGGACAAAACTTCATGATGTTTGCGTGACCAAAATGCAGGTCACTTGTAATCCACTTTTTCATTTCTTTTTACCAATCTTTGATACAACATCAGCCTTACTTTGTTGCAGTTGGGCACGGAATCTACGGTAGACTCGCAGTGCGGCAACTGCCATAGGGTCTTCTGGTCGTGCTTCCAACTCCGCAATACGGGCATCTAATTCAGCTTCTTTAGCACGATGACGTTCAACATCGGCTTTGAGACCTTTAGCTTCTTGCCAAAAGAATTTCAACATATCGTGCTCCTTTCAATTAAACTCGTTCCTTCTTTATTCGTCCGATACGTGCAGACTTGTCCCAGTCGTACTTTACTCCGTCTGGACACTTGCCGTCTACTACGCTATCAACACCGAATATGCCACATACTTCAAAGTCTGGACCACTGATAGTCACAAACTCATTTAATGACTTAGCATGAGCCATGGCTTCAACTAAGTCTACAAATTCTAATTCTTTTACTTTAAACATCAATATTCCTAAAAGTTCGCCAATCATCAATGTTCGGCTTTTCATCTTCATCATATGTCCAACCCAGTGCCTTCATCATACGATGCTTGACCAATAAGTTTGGACTGCGAAATCTACCAGTGTCATCAAAACCCATCATGACACCTACCTCACAAACTGCACCACTACGACATATACCAGCAAAGCAATGAACAACCACGTTCATTCTGTTATCCTTTGCATGTTGCAGTAGTCTAACCAATTCGTTTGCTTGTTCTTGGCTACAACGCATTGCCTCGTCAAGAACAATATCATTCTTTTCCACATCCAAGAATTCAAAATTGTGAATCTCTTTGAACTTGTGAGCAGGAGTTGGTCTCCAACTTGCTGGGTCAACAATGCTAATCAGCATACTATTCTCGCCGGCTTCATGATGGAACCTAGTAGGTATATCTGCTGCCGCTACATTTTCAATCCACATTTTTATTCTCCAATAGTGTATTATATTACTTTTTGGATTTATTGTCAAGCGATGCCTATCACCATGAAACGATTAAAAGTAATACTTGAGTAGTCAAATTTTTTAGTGCCCGTAAATAGAATTTTTGAGAAAGGGTATCCACTCAAAAAGGCTGACATTGTAGGACTGGGTTGTTTGATAAACCAGGGATCATTTGGATCAGTTACATCACTTGATTGTAGACACACCAATGTACCTTTAGTAATGTTGTTGAACCATTTTTTAGTATTCATGTGTTCAACGCTACAATTAATTATAACATTAGGTCCTTCAAGATTATAAGTAGATGCATCGCCCTCCGCATTAGATAATTTTCTCTCAATTATCCATGCTTCACATAGTTTATCCGCAGTTTGAATAGCATTGTTATCAATATCTATTCCACGTATGTTATCATACAATCGGCGATTGCGAATCAGCATCATTGAACCTAGTGTGTTGTACCAACTACCTAGTATAAAAACATTGGCGTTCTTAGGTATATAAGGTTCTAATGTTTCGCACAGCCATAGCTTACTCATTGTTTGGCTATGCGAGAATGCTGTTAAATCTATGTTCATGTGTTATTTATTATGTATTCTGGTCCAGATATAGGAATGACCGGTCACTCTCACCACAAGAGCCCCGGTCTAAGTTGTTACACTGTCCACGTTCTTTTCTATTTAGACGGGATAGCGTCCCCGCCTTTGTGATTTCTCAAGTCGCCCTTAAATAGAGCCTTGCGGTATATCCAATGCACCGTGTAGTTATCGTTACTACAATTACGCACTTCATTAACGTAGAAGTGTAACCCGGGTTTTCTTAAGAAAGATCGTAACGATCCTTCATGACTGTCTTCAACATGATAGCTTCTGGTGTGAAGTCTTCCAAGTCACCTGACAGTACAGATGTTGCTACAGCAGGGCTGAAGCCAGAGACAAGAGCGGTACCACTCTTATCGAACTTGACAGGGGTGTTGCCGTAAGCGGCATTCAAGTTCCAGAACACAACTTTAGGAAGAGTGTAACCTGCTTCGCTAAACTTGCGCGCCATCATCTTGATTGCTGATTCATCCTTGCCATCAACAGCTCCGTCGAACTGCATGTCAGAGAAGATAACAAGAGTTTCAGGCATTTCTGCTTGTGGAACCTTGTTAGCAACTGCGGTCTTGAGGATCAAGTCAAAAGCCGCATTCAAGTTGGTGTTAGCAACTTCGCCAGTGTTCATTTGGTCAATCTTTTGATTGATGTTACCCTTCAAGTTGACCAACTTAGGAGAGCGACTGAATGTTAGGAAACAATCAGCGAACTTACCCTTGTTCTTGTCAGCAAAGTACAAGCCAAGAGACAGAGCAATATCTAGACAGGTCAAGCCTGACTTAGAATTGTAACCACCTGCTGAACAAGTCATTGAACCTGACGAGTCAACCATTGGCAACACGTTAGCGTCACCGATGTAGTTAGGCAATGCATCCCATTGGGCTTGCAATGCATCCAACTCAGTCTTAGACATGCTAGAACGGTTGTACTTATTGATAGCACCCTTCAATACATCGTAGGGGAACACTGCGCCTGCGTTAATCTTAACGCCTGCTTCACCATTAACCAACTTAGTTACGTATTCAGCGTAAGTTGTGCCATTACGGCCAAACGCCTTCTTGTAACGTGCATGTGCCACTGAAGGAACATGACTGTAGTTGATGTTATCCCAGTCCTTAGCACACATTTGTGTTTCCACAACGTTAGTCAAAGTTACCAATGACTTACGGTATTGCTTAGGAGTCATTCCGAAGAACTCACGGATTTCACGTGCGACTTCACCCTTACGAGGAGTCCACTTTGCCGCAAGACCGTTACGTGCGCGGAGCGCATCGCCAAGCATAGTGTATGCCTTCGCCTTCACAGGTTGAGTCTTAAACACTAGCAAGTCATCGTAACGACCGATTTCTGGGATCTTTGCCATCAAACGCATAGCGTCTTCTGGCGCATTCTTTTCTAGATAGACAAGAATGTCACGGAACACTTGACGTTCACCGGAACCACCACGGGCATCACGTGCCCACTGTGCAATACGCAGTGCGAGGTCAATGTTTTCAGCGTATGCCGCAACGAATGCGGGTACGATATCTTTACCACGGCTTGCGCCGATGTTATAAAACAAGTCAACACATGCGTTAGCACTTGACTTGCGAGCCTTCATACCGTTAGTGGTACGAACTTCTTGGTTCTTGATTGCTTCTGCGAATTGCATTATAGTTCCTTTCTATGTGATTTGCAACAGGATGCGCTTTTTTACTATTATGAAAAGTATTAAAGTTGCTGAATGCATCCTAAAAAATAATTATAGCACACGTTCGACTAAATTTCAACTCCCTTTGGGCAGTTCTGTTAGTTGTAGTGCTAAAAAGTAACAGGATCGTTGTTGACTGCTTTTTGAATAGGGCCATCACTCCTATTGCGATAGAAGTATTTCAATAGTTACCTTCAACGTCCGTAGACTCCAATAACTACCATACATTCCACCAGTTCCAATAAAGTTAATTATTGCTGAGCCGATCCTAAAAATTCTTTAACGGGATGTCCGGAGAACGTAATTTTATTTTCTGGTTCTACTGTTAACTCCTAGAACCCTATCAACAATTCATGTTGACTATTTTGTATTGTGTCTGTACAAACATCATAGAATGTCTTTCCATTCTGTCGTCCATTCCTTGAGTGTCTAGTTTCCTAGAACAGTATTTCTACTGTGTCCTACGACCACTTTCTATGGCATTAACTTTAGTATTGTTTTAGTATGCTGAAATCATCCCTGATTTATTAGCTTCAATACATGTATTGTATAACAAAATTGCGTTATCGTCAATACATTTTGGGTAAACATGTTAGGTTGTCCTCGTCCCTAACTTTGCGACAATTTGTTTTAGGTTTTTGTATTACTACGGATTCGCTTTACCTTAAACCGCAAAAGGATTTGAACTTTGGCAGTGAGTTAGGGATTCGAACCCTAGTGCCGTTTACACGACCATCACCTTTCCAAGATGCGCCCTTAAGCCTCTCGGGCAACTCACTATGTTGGCGGAAGCGGTGAGATTCGAACTCACGGGACGCTCTCACGTCCGGCGGTTTTCAAGACCGCTGCCATAGACCACTCGGCCACGCTTCCGTTATAAATATACTTATGCATACCTATGACGCTATCACAAAAACAGGATTGATAATCCATTTGTCCATGAGTACAGATAACACAGGATATATATTAGTATATGATTTAGTTGATATAAAGGTGTCAATGAAATTCTTCACTGATGTTAATTCAGCGTTAGAATTTATTCACTCATTATAATTTGGCATCCCCCTAGGGACTCGAACCCCAACGAACGGTTTTGGAGACCGCTATGCTGCCATTACATCAGAGAGATATGTATATTATCTGCTTCTACCGATTCTCTTTAGATATTCTCTGCCGACAAAGCCGGCTTCGATTTCCTGAAGTGCAGTGACAGTGTGTCCTGCTTTAGTAGTAAGTTTTGATTTATGCCCGCGTTTCAATTCTCTCACTCTTTGAGAAGCGATTAAAACCAAATCAAATCTGTTACCTACTTGATTTACTGCTTCTTCGCTAGTATAGCGAACTCTACTTTCTTGGGACATTGTTTTCCTTTAGTTTATGGAGCGGGCAAAGAGACTCGAACTCTCGACATCTTCCTTGGCAAGGAAGTGCTCTACCAACTGAGCTATACCCGCATTTAATTTGGTACCTGGACACGGTTTCGAACCGCGGACCCTCTCCGTGTAAAGGAGACGCTCTACCCCTGAGCTATCCAGGCATTGATATTCTATTTAGCCACCTTGATCGGAGTCTTTAACATTTCCCCAATCAACTGTTTTATTTTCTTCTGACATGTCAGGAAGAGGAGGGGGAACGTAAGGTTCTTTTGGTGGCTTCTTTCCAAAGATTGCATCCAAGTTGTCATTGTATGTAGACACCGGAACACTAAATGGGCGAGGGCGAGAACCTTTAGACATTACTTATCTTCCTTCTTACCGCGACCTTGGCGAGATTCACTCTTAGCAACTTCGACAAAGCTACGAATGAATGCACCACGAACATGTGAATCACTGATTAGTGATGCCGCACGTTTTACTGATTTACTAACTTTGACTGCCTTAGCGTCATAACCTCTACATGTCATACTGTCTTCCTTTAGTTAAACTTGGTCGGAGTACAAGGATTCGAACCTTGGACCCCCTGGTCCCAAACCAGGTGCGCTACCAGACTGCGCTACACTCCGAATAATCTTACCAGTAATAGATATGAGGCTTACGACTTACATCAGGAACATCCTGGTTAATAAGTTCATCAACATCACACTTTACGATTTTCTTCTCCCACATTTTACCGCGGGCACGTTGTGGCTGATTCATGAATTCACGAATGAACCAACCAGGTTCACTCATCCAATGATTCTCAGTATCAACACTTTTCTTTTTCTTTGTCAGTACACCGGGGTATGCGAGATGGTTGAAGTGCCAACGATCACCGCAACGATAATACTGATAATCCCATTGTTCCTCAGGATATCTGATTTTACTGGGACGGTCTTTATACGTTCTAGACATAAGTTTCTCCTTGTTATCTAAAATCGCATATTAACCTCGCTTTCTTTATGTTTGGATGCGGGTGACAGATTCGAACTGCCGATGCACCTGGCTTATGAGACCGGTGTGGTGACCACCCTACCCGCGTAATTTCTTTTGGAGCATGATAGAAGATTCGAACTTCTGACCACCGTCGAGTCAGGACGGGACTCTACCACTGAGTTAATCATGCATCATCTAGTAAATTTTCTAATGAATGTTAGAAAATAATACTTTATACCTCTATAGCCCGGTAAAATAGAAAAATCTAAATACAGACCTATCTCTTTAGGAATATGACCATATGCTTTGTTCACGATTTCATCTGGCTTTTGCATAATTATTCCTAAGTTGTTATTTGGTGGAGGTGACAAGAATCGAACTTGCGACCTACTGCTTGCAAAGCAGCCGCTCTACCAATTGAGCTACACCCCCAAATTGTTCGCTACATACTACTTATCTCATTGTACTCCGTATGTAAGGGAGAGTTTGGTGCGACTGACCGGACTCGAACCGGTACGTCAAAGACGAGGGATTTTAAGTCCCTTGCGGCTACCAATTACGCCACAGTCGCAAAATAGTTATAGCATAAAGTACTTCCCAATGCGTGTCAAACATTGTAACTTTGTAGTATACCTTAAACCAGATTTTCGAACATCTGAGATATAGCACTTGTCAAATACAACCGTTAAGTTCAAACTCTAAGACTCCCGGGCAAGTTGTGTCCCAGTACGATGACAAGAAATACATTATACTATAACCATAAATTAGTGTACTCGACTGGCAGACTGTAAAGAGATACTATCGACTCTATAATTAAAATAGTATCATAGCTAGACTATTGTGTGCACCAATAGTCTAACCGGAGTCTGGCAAATTATATTCTAAATTAATTTAGAGTACACTAATTTATGGTGCGTCAGGAGAGACTCGAACTCTCAATCCACTAGGGGCATTGGCTTCTAAGACCAACGTGTATACCATTCCACCACTAACGCAAAATAAAGCAAATAACTTTTTAAAGAACAATCACTGATTTCTCAGTGTCAATACATGTATTATATATCAGATATAAATTGTATTCAACTATTTTGGACACTTACAACAGTAATGATAAGTCGCTGTTTTTGAACATATCACTCCAATACCCTAGTCTAGGTATCAAGACCCACAATTTAGATTCATTAAACACCACTAGTGTTCTGTAATTTCTAGATTCATTTATTGCCTGTGATACTCCAGGGTGTGTATTAATAAAATCATCACCTACTATTAACGTTGTGTCTGAACTATATTTAACAATGTCATGTTTAACATCTTCATGTGAATGCGACCCATCAATAAAAACAAAATCATATTCTTTTTCTATTATATGATTTTTACTAGTTCCTCGATACACATCTAGTTTATTGTATATTGTATCACCGATACAAAATCTAAACGATTCTAACCAATTCTTTCTTTGAGCAATATGAATAGCAATGTTATATAATGTTTCGCTACCGGAACAGTTTGCTTTAGTGAAGCTAGGAATTTCTTTAAAACCACTCCATGAACATATATCTTCAAATGGATCTATTACTTCTAATGACACTGAAGAATCTTTCCCGTTATATAACGCTGTAGTAGACCTACCTAAAAAACAACCTATTTCTAATATAGAACCATTTTTCGGAACATGTTTCGCTAATTCAGTTAGAATATTCAAATCTTGATGTGTCATCCAACCTGGTATTTCATAAATATCCATATATAAAAATAAATTAATTTTGGAGCGGGGTACGAGGATCGAACTCGTCTTACTAGCTTGGAAGGCTAGAGCACAGCCACTATACCAACCCCGCATACTATCACTACTTATGCCTATAATAGGACACTTTGGAATTTTGGTGCCGCCTAATGGAGTTGAACCATTGACCCCCGCCTTATCAAGACGGTGCTCTAACCAACTGAGCTAAGGAGGCAAAACTATAAATACAGATTATGAACAAATTCTCAACTAAAGTGACGTTACCGTACGAACCATTAACGATTGATATCTGCGATAAGAGTGACAAATTATATCGTCATTCAGAAGTGCCGCTAGATAAAATCCACCCTGACATGAAAGCGTTGCTAGAACGTTTGGGTGTCGGGATATTAATGGCTGAAGTATTTTTCACTCCACCGTTTTTAAAACGAGGGATACATATAGATACTGCAATCGGCGGAGATATCACTAAACTCAATTGGGTGTATTGTGAGGGTGACCATCAGATGAATTGGTACGAACCAAAACCTGATGCTCCTCGCACGATAGCAGAAACAGCAGTTTCTACAAACTATGTTAGCTACAAAGAGTCAGAAGTGAATTTACTTCACACCGAAAAATTTTCAAACGCTAACGTTATCGTTCAAGTAGGTATCCCTCATAATGTGCGCAACTTGCGTTACCCTAGATGGGCGTTATGTTTTACTATATGTCACTTATCAGATAGGTCTAGAATTACTGTTGAACAGGCTCAATCTATCTTCAAAGATTACATCCAAGAGTAATGGTGCCTCCAACAGGACTCGAACCTGTAACCAACGGATTATGAGTCCGCTGCTCTAACCAATTGAGCTATAGAGGCAGCAAATAACAGGATGCTTATTTTTCAATTAAAAGTTGAATTATAAAAGTTGCTGGACGCATCCTAAAACTGGTGGAGATTACTGGGATCGAACCAGTCGTGCTATAAAGCGGCGGATTTACAGTCCACTGCATCACCATTGATGCTTCATCTCCGTTAACTTGTCTTATCTATATTTTGACCTTTATCCTCTATCTTTTCTACTACACCCTTGCGAGTGTATATTTCACATACAACAATTTCTTTCATTGTTGCAGGATCACATAGAGTTTTATAAACCTTTGTTTGAAACGAATCACGTAAGTAATTTACAACGTGTTGAATGCCAGTCACTATCATAGATAGTATTTAATATTATACTGAAACACACTACCAAAGTATCTTTCTGAATCTTTCAACTCAGCGAACACTATGTCTACCCAATTGTGCATGTAATGTGTTTTAGTATAATGGAGCACTGAGAATACATGCTTACCGAGTAACACCTCAGACATTATTGTAAACCTTGCGAGTCTACTTTCTTCTGATTTCCACTGAGCCTTGTTGCCAAGTATCCCAGTCTGTTACCAACATCGCCGTTTTAAGTCAGGCATTAGACTTGACATGATATGCTATTCTACGCTTTCTACTCCGCTGACCTTGCGAGCCATTCAGTTGCGCTAACAACTTACGAAACTTCCTGCATAAACTGATTTCACCTTGCGAGTTACGTCAGACTTGATTACCTTGCGGCTCAAGTATTAGATGTTTTTCACATACCACCGAGACAGACTTTGCTTTTTTATTTGTTAGAAGGAGTTGAACCTTCAGCCGATTCTTTAACAGAGAATTGCACTACCATTGTGCTATAACGAACCTACTGTGATGTGCTGTCTCAGTTGCTTCATAATCTTTTGGACTACAAAATACAACACGCCACGTACCTTTTGTCTTGCGAACTACTCAGTCGTCTTTCACGATCGGTGTATATGCCTGTTACCATACATATCCACTAACCATTCAAACTGCATACGAACTCTTGGTTGCAACACCTCGAATCAATACACTACCTTTTCTTATACCTGTTGACAAGTTGGTTTTGTGTTGAGGTCAGCACCACCTGTTACTCTCTGTCCGCCTGTCTTACCCTCACGGGAACATAAACAGACATTCTTTCCAACACACTTGCTTTACAGTTACAACCACCGGTCTTATCAGTGATCGCACCCTCACGGGTGTAAGCAGGCTTGCTTAGATGAACTATTACTAGCGCGGGTCTGTAGGAGACGACCGCTTTGGGCATATCACTATGCTTATTCTAATGAGGCTAAGCCCCCATATCTTTCAAATTCTTATACAACTACACACTAACGACATGGGCAGTTGGATTGCCCTGTCTTACCGAACCAACTTCGGCAGTGCGTATGTGTATAAGAACTTATCTTATACTTAAATTTTTAAAGAACATCACCGATTTCTCAGTGTCAATACATGTATTGTACATGCATTTTGATTTATTGTCAACAACTTTTTGTTGTTATTGAAAAACACACTCTTAAACAGTCCTTCAACGGTTAGTCGCTGTCTCCCTTACTACTCGGGCGGATCTGTAAGTGTGTTTATCAATAACAATATACCACATATAAAAACACTTTCAATACTAGTTCAATGCTGGCACAAAGAACCTTTCGCAACTGCCAGGTCACCGACGAGATTACTCGCTTCAATTGCGAGGTCTGGCCGTCAAAAATGCTTATATATATGGTAGGGGCACAGAGAATCGAACTCTGATAGACCGGTTAAAAGCCGGATATTCTAGCCGTTGAATTATACCCCCATATATGGTCCCAGTGCTGAGATTCGAACTCAGTTCTCTCGGCTTAAGAGGCCGGACTTCACCATCAAAGTTTCCCTGGGTTGTACGTATTAAATTTTCTTTTACGTGCCAACTAAGACCATACATGGGGGTCAGAGTTGACACTATCGTTTACCTGAACGTTTCATGTCGTTTCCTTTAAAAATTAATTATACAACAATTAAGGTTTGTTGTCAACCAGAACTTGGAGGTCGAGATAGGAGTCAAACCTACCTAAGACGGATTTGCAATCCGCCGCATAATCGCTCTGCCACCCGACCGTAACATAAATAACAGAATGAAATACTATCATCCTGTTGAACTAAACAACCTTTCTGCTATACAGAAAAAGGTGTTTAAATTAGTTCCACTACATAACTTGAACAAAACTACTCTGTTTTATCTTCCCAATAATTTAGAAATATTTTTCAATATACCCGAACTAAAAGAAGAATTAGACAGACTAGGATGGACAGAGCATGTAGATTCGTTTGGCTTTTACGTTGTGCAAAAAACAAACGGATCCACACTACACACTGATACCGGTAGTCGTATGTACAGTTTTAACATTCCCATCATAAGCTGTGCTGGAAGTAGAGTTAATTTTTATACTACTGATTCTGAGCCAGAAGTAGAAATACACAAAGAAGGTGTTGACTACAACAAATATGATGTTGAAAAATGCACATTAGTTGATTCTCTCGAAATGACTATTCCACATGTAATCAATGTGAAAGAGGTACACAACATCAGTAACCCTAACTATAGTCCTAGAATCACATTACTAATACGAATGAAAAATACTATTGACCTAAGTCACTTATTTCTATGAAACACATTGAATACCTAGACTTGCCTCCTATACCTGAACACTTTGTAAAAAGTATTGAGGAGATAATTGCACTACCGCCAAAAGAAATGACAGCAGTACCCGAAGCTTATCATAATGTGTTTAATACTAGAAACGTTGAAGATGATCTTAACGAATGGTTAAGAACTATATTTCATTTTCCTATGTATGCCCAATATCAATTGATATACAGGGGGATACCTGTACATAAGGACAAGAGCGATAGATTAGTTGCGTACAACTATCTATTAGCAACCGGTGGACCAAATGTTATCACTACTATCTTTGATGATAGTATGAAAATGTTACAATTTGAAAAACTAGAATTACACAGATGGCATCGAATTGAGACAGGATACTTTCATGGAGTGCATGGAATAAGTCCTGTCTCAATTCGAGTTAGCATAAGCATAACTCCAATATAATGGCAGAGAGTGTGGGATTCGAACCCACGCACCCATTTCTGAATGACAGATTAGCAATCTGCTGGTTTAACCACTCACCCAACTCTCTATAATACATTTGAAAGTCCGTTACTCGCCAAGGATAGGTTCTACCTGTTACTTCCTTATAGCTTTTCGCTTGACGATTTTCAAAATTAAAAAAGAGCTTGTAGACTAAACTACAATTTACCGGTTTCTAGACGAACTCTTAAACTTGGCGCACCGTAGGGGACTCGAACCCCTGGCCTCTTGCGTGACAGGCAAGCGATCTAACCAACTGAGCTAACGGTGCATAAACTTTGATTGACTACTTACACTTTAGGCCGTCAATCAAGGCAATGAATTAGATCCAGATTACGCGGCGCCAGATTAGAGGTACCCTCGTCTAGCTTCTGTCCGGTGGCAGCTTTTTCCGCCAACAATACTTTTCTTACCCCTACTGGACCGACTTTGCTTATCGTTCGTCACATTCTAAGTGTGAAGCCCGGGAAGTCTCTCCCGGGTCGGTTTCCATCTACTCATATTACTAGGTATTGCCTTAGTATTCGTGTTAGTTTCTATATCACCCATTGAAACTAATAAACATTGAGAAAGAGCTTGCAATGCAAGATTCCTATTTGCTCTGGTACCCCTCCTCGGGGTCGAACCGAGAACACTCTTCCTTTTGAGAGAAGCGACTTTGCCAATTTGTCCAGAGGGGCATTTGTTTGGAAGAGCTACGGGGAATCGAACCCCGCTTCTCAGGATGAAAACCTGATGTCCTAACCGATAGACGATAGCTCCATAAATTTGTTTTTGTTTTTATTTGTAAACACACTCGATGGGATTGAACCATCTACCTTAAACGCTCATTACTGGGCGCGGCTGCGACCTACGCAAGGCTTGTACTTTGCCCTGAATGTGTTCACAAATAAAAACAACACACTAGCCGACCCCGGGATTTTAACCCAGTATTCATATTAGTTTTGCACGAGTTTTGCGCTCGGTCAACTAGTGTATCAAAAACTATTCACTGTACTCATCCGCTTATTGAAGGCGATTTGACTGTTCGGCACAGTGAATAAAATCATATTGAAATACACACAAACACCCCCGATCCAGCGAGGCGACATGCTTGTATATACTTCAATATGACCACAAATCATATAAAAACACACAAAAGCAATACTAACCTGCAATTCTTCGCTTCTCCCGGACTTGTTCAAAAAACTGCCGATTGCGTAACTTAGCTGGACTTTCAAACTAATATGCGTTTTTATATGACTCCTCGCTACGTTTTCTTTCACAAGATTACGGACTGTTATCACTCGGCAGCGTTATCGTGCTTTGTGTTGTCTATGCGAGGATATCATATTCTACAAATTTTTAATGAACAATGTTCAAAACATATTGATAGGATGTACTTAGTACACATTACATGCTTAGGCCTTCACGGGCTGTCTCACAAACTCTCGTTCACCTCACTCTAAAAGAGCTAACCCCTTGGTTCTCGTTTCCGAGACAGAACCTATCAATATATTTTTAAAGAACGTTGTTAAGAAGTGCGATGACTTTCTCAACTCATGCTATGATTATAACA